TACCTTTGTTATCGTAACCGTTAGCACCTACACCTGAAGCAGCGAAGCCACCCAATGCACGTACATAAGCACGATAGATGTTAGAAGATACATAAAGAGTCAAATCTTCTTTTCCGTAAAGAGCAGCAGGACAAGCGTCAACGATTTTACCAAGCTCTGTGATTACGTTAGCAGCAGTAACAGTTGTACCTGCAACCTCTTGAGCAGCAGGAAGAGCTGCATCAGTAGTCAACTGAGTCATAATACCTGCGAACTCACCTGCAGTAGCGTTAACACCTTGCCAAATTGAGGTTTCCATACCTGCGGCAACTTTCTCAGCAGCGTGTGCAATAAGGAAGTCAGCGAAAGATTTAGGAAGAACGTCAAATGCAGAGTAACCCATTTGGATAGCATCCCAATCTGAACGGAAGTCAGTTTTACAAAGTTGTAAGTTTACTTGGAAAGACTCAGGCTGAAGAATACGCTCAGTCAAAGTGATTGTAGACGTAGGGTCAAAGTCACAAGTAGCGTTTTTGATGATACCATCAGTAGCAACACGCTTGATTACTTGCTTGTACTTAACGTTAGGCATAATTGTGATACCGCCTTTGTCAAGAGTTGGAGCAGACAATAAAGCTGCTGCGATGTACTTACCTGCGAACTCGCCTGCGTAAGTAGTAGTGATTGAAGTTGTTGTAGGCATTTTTTTATTTATTTAATATTTGCGATACGGCTAAGAACAGTATCCATAGTAGTAGCGTTTCTTTTAGAAGCGAACTTGAATACGTCAGTAGCTTGTGTGTTTTCAGGATTGAAAGAAATAGGCTTAGGCTCTTCGCTCAATTCAACCGGTGCAACTTCTTCTGCAACCTCAGTAGTTTGTGCTGAAAGTTTAGCTTTCAATTCCGCATTCTCTTTTTTAAGTGCTTCCATTTCGCTGAAGAAAGATTCTTTAACGATAGACTCAACGATTTTTTTAGCTTGTGGAGCTTCGGTAGATGCAGCAACTTCTTCCTCAACTGCAGGAGCTTCTGCTTCAGGTGCTTCTACTTCTACTTCAACTTCAGGTTCAGCAGCTTCACGAACATCAGCGATAACACCTTCTTCGATAACTACCAAAACACGCATATCTTCTAATTCATACTCTCCAACAGGAAGTGCGATACGTTGTTCGTCTTCAGTTAAGATGAATACAGGTTGACCTGCTTCAAAAGATTCTGCTTCAAGCATTGAAACTCCGTCTGAAAGTTTCATAACTTCCAACTTAACTTCCATTCCAAGAAGTGAGCGGACTTTGTTTAAGATTTTGTTTTCGTTCATTTTTATAGATTTGTATACAACTTAAAAACTATTTAAATATAGCCTTGTTTTATTTTTATCCGTTTTGACGAACGATAGTCCTAACTCCGTTGTTCTCAGTTTGAGTAGGAGCAGGTTCGTTTACCTCAGCAGTTTTACCGATGCCTTGAGCTTGTAAACTGCCATCGCAACATTTAGTTGAGTATGCTCCGTCTTCACATAGGCATCCTCTTTTGCTACCTGCACGAGGACTTGACTTGCTTGGTGTTTTAAATTTGTCTTTCATCTTATTTATGTTTGTTAAGGAATTTAAGAACTTCAGTAAGTGTAACTGCATTTTTTTCATATTGCTTAACCTCAGGCATTTTTTCAATTTCAGATTCAGGTAAACCAAGTTCTTTAGCCATCTCAACCATTCTATCGTATGTGTTAGATGTAACTTTAATTCCACTATTTGCTTTATCCCACATTGCGCCAAGATTTTTAATCTCAGTTGTAATTTTCTCAATTTGCAATTGTAGTTTTTCTACGTTTTTGTTATCTTCATTTACGTTAGTTTTTAACGTGTCAGCCAATCCTAATTCAACTCGGTGTGAAGCTAACTGAATCTCCTCTGCGTTACGCTCCATCTGAGCGATTTTGTTTAAGATATTTTTCATAGTTTATTTGTTTCTGATTTGTTCTAATTTACGTTGTGCCCAAGCGATACCCTCATCACCACCCCAAGCGAGCCACATTAATCTGCCACATCCGTCTCCTAACTCCTTATCTGAGTTTTGACGATGTCTTTCAAAGGCAGCCATTCGAGAGATAGTTTCTTCTGAGACCGCCTCTCCGTTTGCGAGTTGGTTTGCACGAGCTTTGCCAGTTGCCGTAAGGCAGTCACCCCATCCATTTTCCTCTGCGTATCTAATTGCAATCTTTGCATTTTCCTTAGCAGCTTCAGGATAGTCCGTGTATGATTCAAGTTTGAGTAGGTCTCTAAGTTGCTCGATAACGTCTTGCTTTTTCTTTTGCTCTAATGACATTTCTAACTTGTCAGCGAAGTAACCCTCGATTGAGAAGCCTTTGACCTTACCTGCTTTGACGTCTTGCCACACCTCATCGTTATCCACTTTCATAGAAATCATCCAAGTTCCTTTCGGTAAGCTGAAGCCATACTTCTTAGACTTGTCGTGAACCTCATCCTCAATCAACCAAGACTCTACTACGGTCATTCCTTTGACTGCGTCTTTGTGTTCGTATGTAGCATTGGATTGGTTTCCGTTTTTGAAGAATAACTCCATAGCCTGACGCACGGTGTCCTCTGAAAAGTAGATGTAGTATTCCTCTTTCTTTGCGTTTACACGATAAATTTTCTTGTTAGGTATGAGAGCAGCACCCATTAAGATACGCTTTTCTGCGTTTACTTCTTTGAGTTCTACTTCGTGTTTTGATAGTGCGATGAAGTTCTCCTCAATCGCAGGAGATTCGACTACTGAGACAGCATCTATTCCGCTTTGTGAGTCCTTTTCGTCAATGATTAATTCAATTACTTGCATATCTATTCAACTTTAAAGTGTTATAATGTTGCGTTTTTGATTCGATTTCTATCAAGTGCTTGAGCAGATGTTACCTCTCCTGAGACTACATACGCTTGGATTGGTGTCTGCTGAATTTGTGCAAGCTGATTCATACCTGAGTTTCCGACTACGTTAAAGGATGGAGCTTGGGCAGCACCGCCTCCACTAATGCCACCGCCACTGATACCTCCTGAAGATGATGTGGAGCCTCCACCCTCAAATTTAGTTTTAGCAATACCTGCTATTTGTAAAGCAGCAAAGCCACCTGCAATACTGGCAGCAATAGATTTTAAAACAACCCCTCCTTTGGTTTCTGCAAACGTAGATAACACCGCATTGTATCCGTCCATTGTAGCAGATGCTATGTTCGCGGCCTTACGAATGTTAAATGCTCTCTTTTGACGTTTGACATCTTCTCCTGCATTCATTTCAGCGATGCTTGCAATTAAGTTTAGTCCTTTTATTGATAGGTCTAATGATGTTTTTAAATTCTCTTTGAATTTACGTTGCTTCTCCTCCTCTGCCTCTTTGGTTATTCTAATCCGTGTTAACTCAGCATCAGTTAAATCTTGTTGTAATTCTGCGTGAGCATCAACGATTAATTGATTATCTGCCTCTATTCGAGCAAGGTCTTCAGCATCACGAGCTTTCATCTCCTCGAAATACTTTTCATCAATTTGATTTATTTCAAGAGCAGCCTCGTCAAAAGCCTTAACCATTTCAATCGCAGCCTTTACGGTTTCTTTACCTGCTTTCTCAACTGGCTTTTTATTCAAGTCATTTAATGATAATTGAAAGCCCGCTGCCTCGTTTTTAAGTGCGGTTAATTTATCCTTAGTAGCTTGGATTGTTTTATCTCCCTCCTCCTCTACGGCTTTAGGGTCAAAGACAAGATTAGCTAAACCTTTGTTAAATCCTTTTTGCAATCCAAAGTCCTTACCTAACGCAGAGCCTACCATATCAACCGTCTTTAACAAGAGCTGAAGTGGAGCGGTTAGGAATTTAATCATACCTTGTAGTATGTCATTGTTTCGTTTTGCAGCAGCTACCTGAGCTTTTTTAGTGGCTTCTTGTTGCACTAACTGAGCTTCCGTTGCTTTGATTACTGCTTGGATTTGCGTTTGCTTTAGCTTTAAGATATCTTTTTCAGATTTACCTTGTAATCTTAAGATATTTTCTTGACCTGAGATTGAGTCATATTTAGCCTGCTGAGCAGCTACGTTAGCGTCCGTCTTTGCGTTGAGTCTTGACTGCTCATCACTAACCCCGCTTACCGCTGCTTTAATATCATCCCAATACGCTACGATTGCGCCTAATGCTACAACAAGTAAACCAATACCAGTTGAACCGATAGCTGCTTTCAACGAAGCACCAAAAGCTTTTATATCAGGTATTGCCTCTCTAAACCCTTGAACACCTTGTTGTATAGCCATTGCTGACTGCACTTTAAGCATTTGCTTTTCTAATTCCTCCGACTCTACACCAAAAGCACCCATTGCGCCTTGAGCAATAGAGAATCCTGCGCTAACACCATTTAAAACACCACCCAATTTAGAACCAAATGTTTTTGAAGCGGCATCAACTGCCATATCCGTTTGAATCTGAACTTTGCGGTAGTTCGCTACGGTGTTTAAGAGGTCTTGATATTCTTTAGTTGCGGTTTGTCCTGCGTTAGCTAACTCATATAATCGGTCTTCAGCCTCACCCATACGAGTTGTAAGCGGTTGCAATTCGCCATATACCTCCTCAAAACTTGCTGATACATCGTGAGTAGCTTTGGAGAGGTTCTCCATCGCATCAACTGCGCTCTTAGTGTCTACGTTTATTTGTACGTTTTTAACCTCTGCCATTTCGTTTGTTTATAAGTTCTCGTTTACCTTGTTTAATTGCTTTTCTTATAGACGTGTGGAGCTTGTATTTTCCTTTGGCGATGTCAACTGACTCACTTAGTCCGTAGTGATTGTCGAGTTGAAGCATCGAAATTATTTGTTGTAGTGCCATTATTGAAATATATTAAAGAACTCATCAGATGTAGTTCCATTTAAATAACTATAAACTATGCGAATTGTATAAACCGTACCTGCTGAACCTGCAGGAATACCTATCTGAATTATCTGCGAACTTTCAACAGGATTTACTGAAAATGTAACGTCAGAATTAGAGCAAAATAAATCTGCTTTATACGCTCCGTTAGGTAAGTTGATAGGATAGTTTATGTTACCGCCTGCAGTAGTTGTTTTAGGTTGAGGAATTGTTGAGTTTACTATTGGTCTGAAATCTAAAATCAATTCGAAATTCACATCTCCTGTGTTTAGATTTGACTGCATCTCATTAATAATATAACGCTTGTCTCTAATAACCAATCTATCGTTCAACTGAAGACCTGTGATAAGGCTTGTAGGTAGGTTCGTTTTTACCTTGACTAATCTTTGCTTAAGATTGTAAAGATTGTACAAGTATGAAAAGTAATACTGACTAAATGCCGTGTTTTGTATAGGGTACTCTAAAAGCGTTGATGTTTCAGGCGCAAAGTTCAGCGTAATATCTGAATTGTTGAAAAGCAAGTCTTGACCGAATGGAGTGTAAGTCGTTATTGTTGAATGTCCACCTCCGTCATTGACAAACTTAAAATCACTAACATGATTATCGTATTGATAAAGTAAAACAGGTTTAGGTATATAAGGCGAGTATTCTCCGTTTAGTGAGTAGCCTACTTGTAACACTTGCGTTCCGTTAAACTTCTGCTGCAGTAAATTCTCGAAAGGTACTTCGATAGTAAACTCTCCGCCATCGTAGTTGTACTGATAAGTCGTGTCTCCGTAGTTTCTATTGAATGTCTGACTAAAGTATTTATTCAAAAAGCACTCTGAATCCTGAAACTTAAACTGTATCTTTTTGTAAAGTGGCATCCGCTCCATCTCGATAGAGGTAACGTCCGTGTATTGACTGATGTCTACTACCGCACCCTTTGAATACCAATCGTCCAAAGGCTCTAACCAATACTCTGCGTCTTTTACTGAGTAAATTGTCATATTGAACATCAGCATTATTCCTTTTAAGAAGTCGTAAACTTTCATTTGAGGAGCGTTAGCTGAAAGGTCAATGTTTAAGGCAGTAACTAAAGACGAATAAGTTATTGTAAGATAGTCCGTGTTTATAGAACCCGTTGTAATATAATCAACCTCATAAACTAAATTTGAGTCGATTGTATTTGTGCCAGTGGTCCGTATTTTTATAGTGTACTCAACATCTAATCCTACAACCTGAGATAAGGCATCTATCGTGTAAGTACCAGTTCCAAAACCTGTAATCGTATTGAATAAATTACCGTTTTGATAAACATCAATATAGTAATCGTCTGAGCTTGTAGTTGACGTAACATTGTAAATCAATCGGTGAGTAATTACACCTGCTAATTCTTCAATATGAACTGTATTAGTTGCCGATGTGTAAGATTGAGTTAAGTCGTAATTTGTAAACGTAGGCACTACCGATGTCGATGTCAAAGAATAGCCGTAAGAAGTTTTTACAAGCGTTTCCTTGCCTTTGAACCACATAAACAATTTAGTGAACCTCTCGTCAGTTAAGAACGTACCCTGAAAGCTAATTCCGTACTTACTTGCTATCGCTTGGATAATTCGTGTTGCTCTAACCGCAGGGAATAGTTCGTCTTTTTGTATCGCACCTGATGTAGTGTGAATATCGTTTTGAGTTAATGTAGCTACTAACCAATTCGGCAAAGGTACATTTGCAGGTATGGATTGATACTCCCAAATGCGATTAGAAGTGATTAGCGGATACTTGACATCGTAAGCGTTTGTGTTATCTACTATTCTTGCAATAACCTCAGCAGATGTAAAATTGTGAGATAATGCCGTGAAGTCCAAATCCGAAAGCAAATCCTCTCCGAATAAATCTTTAAGCGTTACACCCTCTCCGTAGAAAGTTATCTTATATGCCGATGGTTTGCCGTTTGTAATTACTGCTCCGTCTAATTGTATCTTTCCCTTTCTGAATGTAGTTAGGTCAATTTCAATAAATCCGTCTTTACGTAAGTTCGGGTCTGACGTAGCGTTGACATCTGACTGATACCAATGCTCAAAGATTGCGTTATTGTGCGAACTTGCAGGAACGGTAAATCCCTGCGAAAAGTCCGTATATGTTTTGGATAGGTCTTGAACGTTTTGAATTGACGATGTTACGTTGATAGTCTCATCGTTGAAGAGTTCAATACGCTGACCCTCGATGTATAATTGTACGCTCCTATTCATTACACTACTGAATTGATTGTGTCAAATGCGTATTCAAATTCCATCTCGTAGCTGATTAGGCTCGTGTTGATAGATTTCTTTAAGTCGATAGATTTCGTGTTTAGCTTAGCTGCTTTCTTGTCAATCAAGATGCGCTCACTTAGCATCATTTGCTTAATGACCTCATTGAAGCTCTCAGATACCCAATCGGTGTTCACTCGGATAGTTTCCTTGCCGTTAGCGTTAAAGACCTTTCTCTGACCCTCTTTAGTGTCGTATGCAGGGTAAGTATTAGGCATTAAATTATACTCCGTGTTTTCAACGCTCAATCCATTGTAAGATGCTTTGAAAAACCACTCACGTTGCCACGCACCAAACTTGTTTACAAAGTCAATTTGAATTGGTGTGTACTTGCACTCCTCTTGCGGTACAAACGTAGCCGTGAAAAGAACGTTAGCCGAGCCGTCAATGATTTCTAACTTATTACCTACTGCTGCATAGGAAGAGTATACTCTTGGTATATCTCTCCACACATTGTTAGTCAAGCCTGTAGTTTGAGTTGCTCCCGTTGATAGGTTCGTGTATTTGACTGAGTTGCCACTACCAGTGTAAAGAGTCAGCCATCCGTATTCTCCTGATAAATTATAGTTGTAAGTGTACGTTGATGAGCTGAGTAAGTAGTTACCCAAAGCAGGATTTGAGCCGTCCAAATAATATCCGTATCCATCCAAGCCAAAATGCGTTTGAGTAGAGCCTACCTGAATAAAACTCGTGCTTACTTTCTTAAATAACTTTAAGCCTACGTTGCACCATTGAGCTGACGGAGTAGCCGTGATGATTGTCGTAATCGTCTGCAATGATGCGTGCGATATGTACTCTCTGATGTACGGAGATATGTCGTAGTATGTTGCAGGATTGTTTGAGGACGGAATGAGCTTAGAAAGCGTGTATTCAGGTGAGGCAGGCATTGAGCCAGTACCATTCCAAAGATAGATTTCTAATTTCGTTTCTATTTGCCCTGTTTCGTTTATTGTTACGATATACGGACTCCGTGCGTTTATGTTAGCCATTTTTATTTGTAATTACCATTTGATTAAATAATTCCTCTACCTCTAAGCCAAATCTCTCAACCATATCATCAGGCAGATTTTTGTAAGCAGCCTCAAAAGGCTTAGTGAAAAACATTGTTGGTTTGATTCCGTTTCTATATACGCTTCGAGCAATCAAGAAAGACAAACTCTTTCGGTTTAAAAACTTTCCATCAGCTCCACGAGGTGCAAGTCCTTTGCGAACTATCCACTTGTCGAAAGCCTTAGACGGAGGCATCTTAGATTTGTACGAGTAAGGTGTATTGTACTTTTTGTTTTTACCGCTAACACCCTTATCTTGATAGAAGCCGTAGTCTTCCATCGTAAACTGCATATGAAAAGAGTTAGGGTACGCTTTGACCTTGCCCTTGATTGAGTTATAGAGCTTCTTAGACGAGTTCTTTTGTAGCCTCGTAAGGTTTCGCTTAGATTGGCTAACTACTGCGTCTCTAAAGCGGTCTAATACTTTTTGAAGCTCGGTCTTATCCATTGCTTTCCTTAAGTTTTTTAAGCTCCTCAAATACTGCTAATAACTCAGCTTCCTTTTGAGCTATTAATTCTTCAGGAGTTGGTTCGTCTATATCTACAAACTCAACTCGCAATAAGCCGTTCTCATCGTAAATTTCATTTCTTATTTGTGGCATTATATGTGCATATTTATATTTGGAATAGCTGTATTTGTAGTCTGCGCTTGTATCAATGATATATTTGCAGGTGCTGAACCAAGTACTACATTTAAATAATAACAAGTAGCTAAAGCAGCGCTTGTTCCTGCTACTTGCGTTCTAAAGCAATACAACCCTGTCGCGGATATACCAACACACACGGTTGTTATTGCGCCAGCGTGATAACATAACCAATATGTCGTTCCGGCATTAAAGGTAAAAGTTGTTGTAATTGTTTTCTGTCCAGTGGTTGAACCGTCAATGTTTGCGCTTTCAAATAGTTTCGCATCTGGAGAACCATTGTTATCACTGTATATTAAAACTCTAAACAATGAGCCAGCGGTTGCAGTAGTAACCCACAAAGATAAAGAGCTTATTGTAAAACTATTTGCGGGAATAAAAGGAAAAAGCCACATTCGATTTGAAGTGCCACCAGTGTTTGAAGTTGATGCGGTTAATGCTTGACTTATTATTCCGCCACTTAAAGGCTTTATTAATGCGTGAATACCAACTGCACCACCACCACTAATAGTCAAGTCGCCACTGCCCAAAACTGAGCTTCCGTTAATTGTCTTAATGCTTGTGCCTGATACTAACGTGTCTTGTTTAGCGTCTAAAGCAGTTTGTAAATCAGTTTGACTCGATAGCGTTCCCGTAATGCTACCCCAAGCAGTAGAACCACCGCCTCCGCCACCTTTTGATACGCTACCTAAAGCACCCCAAACATTAACCTCAGCAGAAGAAATCTTATAGTAAGAATCGTCGTATCTATAAGCCGTGTTTTTACTGGCATCAATGTAAATAACGTCGACATCTCCCGTTGCAGGAAAGTCCATCTTTTTGTCGTATACCTGAGTAGTAAATGTAAACTTTCGTGCCATTAGCAGATTGTTACTTCGTTAGGAATTAGCACATCAAAAGTCATAGTCCAACCAGCTAAGTAGTTTTCGAAACGCTCAGTAAACGGCTCACACAATGGATTGCCGTCAACAACGTATTTATCATCCCACAAGTTTCCGTGTAGCATTAGCGCATACGCTCGATTTAATACCTCTAATTGAGTGTTTAATACATCTTGCTCATTTGAGTTGCCTCGAAACACGTCAGTCGTTGCTTTCTTGCTGATGTCAACGATATCCATTGCTAACAATGAGATGTTAAAACGCACTACATTAGTTTCAAACGATGCGTTGTTGACAATCATATGCACAAGCGGAAAGATAGTCTGCTTGTTTAAGTCCACCTCGAAGATATCTCCCTCAGTTACCGTGTTAACAATAGGGTCAGCAATAAAGTGGTCTTTGAGTTTGGTTGTTATATCGTAAAATCCTTTCATCGTCTTAGTTGTCTTTCAAGTTGTCTTCTTTCGATTTCGTTTTTTTGCTTCTCGAACGTAAGATAGGTGAGACATTTAGTAAGTCTCGATTTGGCAATGTTATCAAATTTTGTGACGTCTCCTTTAGCAAGTGCATATAGTGACTGATACCATCCCCATCGTTTGCTAAATTGAGTTGTTTCGCTAAAGTCTGCGATAGGGTATTCTCCCTCTTCATCTCCCTCTCCAAAAAGTTCAGGGTAGCTTGCAGTAAGTCGTTTTCTAAATTGTAAAAAAAAAGCGATGCTGCTATGCAAACGTCTAATGGAGCGTACTTCATTAGGTCTTGCGCTCCGATGTTAGGGTCGTAGTCGTGAATGTCGTACTTTTCTTTCTTTCGTGTTTTGATAGGACGATACAACACCGCCATCGCCTTGTGGAAGTTATCCCAGCTTTGCAAGTGATTATCCAAATCGACATACTCACCGAAAGTTATCTCCTCAAGCTCAGGAATAAATCCGAACTCCATATCCTTAATCTTGAATGTCGGGCTAAACGTAGGAACTTGACTAAATAGCTGAGTAAAGTGTGCTATCAATTCGTTGAGTGACTTCAGTTTTATCTTAGCCACCTCAGTTAATCGAATACCGCAGAAAATCTCCACCATCTTTTGAGCTATAAACTCCTCGTCAGTAGAGTTCTGTTGCACTTTCAAAAAGTCCTGATAGTGCTTTAGTGGTATTTCGTTTAGGTCAGTAGGAACTTTTATTTGTACTTCCATATTTATTTAACTTGTGATTCGTCTTTTTGTAACACATAGGCATAGGCCTGAGCCAACATCTGAGTATGTCTGCGCACGTTGAAGATATCATTGAACACGATTTGCACTCTTTTGCCAGTCTTGTCTTTGATATACTGCTCTACTACCCTAATCATTTTAGGTAGCTCATCGGATGTTGTATTGTCCATAGTTTGATTTTAGTCCGAGTGCTTCCATCTCGTGGTATCTTAGTGCGTCAATAGCGTGATTAAAATGGTCGATTGGTTTGTTCATTCTGACACCTTGTTTATCTACATCCCAACAATAGCTCCTCAGCTCTTTGATTAGGTTTGTACTTGATTTGGTAACTAAGTATTCTTGTCTTTGCATTACGTCAATACCGTAGTTGATAGAGTCGTTTCCTTTTGTCACTCCTTTTATCGTCTTTCCGTAGCGTCTAATCTCCTCGATTGATTTAGGTTCTGAGCTATCAGCGTAAATAACAACACCTGACGGGAGTATCTTAGCGATGTCTGAGTTGACCATACCTGTGCGGTAAACAATTTCGTTTACTATGCGTTTTCCGTTCCAATTATAGATTCCTATTGCTGCCGTTGGGTCATTCGTGTAACCAAAGTCAAGTCCGATTCCTACCAACTTAGCTTCATCAGGTATCGTGTCAATCTCTTTCCAATTATTGAACACCACTCCATCAAGACTACCCACCTCACCAAGTCCGTAAACTCTCCACCAATTTGCCCAATAGGAACTCGTAGCTGCTTTCTCACGGTTCTTTTCTATCTGACTTACTATTGATTCGTCTAATGCTTCGTTATCTTTATAGGTTAAGATTATGAAATCCGTGTCAGGTTCATCTTTTAGTTCCTTATGTACCCAAAACTCATTCGCAGGATTAAAGTCCAAATAGACCTCTCGCTTTGTACGGATTGCTAATTCGTTGTATGCCTCGAATGTTACGTTATTGCACTCGTTGATATACAAGATGTCACGTCTCGCACCGCGTAGTTTAGAAGCATCGTCTGCTGAGAAGAACTCGATTGAACTGCCATTAGCGAAATCGTATCTAAGTAATGTCTTGTTAAACCTATCGTCAAAGTAGCGGTTAGTCCAACGCATTATCTTCAGGAAGTCTTTTAGCGCACCTCTACGTAAGTGTGGTATCGTCTCTGCTACTACTGAGATTTCTAAGCCTTTTTCTTTGGTGCACTTGTCTATCAGTATCGGTAGGATGCCAAACGTCTTTCCTGCGGAAGTTCCGCCTTGAATGATTTTAATCCGTCTTTTTAGAGATAGGATTTTATTTATCGAGGTAGTTCGTTTGAACATCTGCGTCTATTACTTTTGGTTCTTCAGGGAACAACGGCATCTCCATCGTTACAGTAGTCTCAGTCTTCTCAGTTAGTCCGTTTAAACGTGCGGTTAAGTTCGCATTGTACTGACCTACTAAGCCTCCGTTGATTTGGTCTGAGCGGATTTCTCGCTTTATATACGCGGAGATATCGCAAAATTCTTCGTAAGCCTGATTTTTATTCACGATGTAATGTTCAACCCAAATGTCGTGCTTGTTGTAGCAGTAGACCTCAAATCCCTCCATTGACAAGGGTACTTCAAGTGGTTCTGCTACCATCTCTCCGCTTCTTTGGTTTAGTGTGTACTTGTATCTTGGATTGTCTTTAACCCACGTTTTGTATTCTCTGAATAGTTTTAGTAGAGTTTCGGGGCTATCTATCTTTCTTGGTCTTCCTACTTTTGCCATTGGTGTCCGTGTTTAGTTAGGCTTCGTATGCGTCGTAAACCTTACGTAAGTTAATTACTATCTCTCTAAAGCAAGAAGCGCAAGAGGATGGCTCTAAACGTACTTTCATTACTCTTGAATAGATTTCTCGTACTCTTGTTACTTCAGTTGGTTTGAATGTGTCCTTTTCTAGGATTCGTGTTTCCGTAAGCCAGTTATATTCCTCCTCAGTCAAGCACTCAGGTTGGCGATATGGAAACCACTCGTTGAGTTTCTTTTTGCGCTCATCGCATCCGCAGTCCTCTCCTGCTACAAACTTTACTAACTTCTTAATTCCTGTTGCTTCGGTTATTTGCTCGATAGTGTCTCCGAGTCCTTGTGCTTTTCTTGGTGTTCGTGTTTTTGCCATATTAATTATATTAAATCGTAATCTTGGTTTGTAAAATCTTGGTAGTCTTCTCCGACTTCCTCTTTCAATCTTTCTTTGCAGTTCTTTAGCGTGTTGAATATCGAGGTCAAGCTGATGCCTGAATCTTTAGCGATGTCTCTCATTGATGCGTTGCCCTCATTATAGACTTTAAATAGCATTGAATCGTACCAATGCCAGTTATCCATCTCGTCGTGTATTCTTTGGTGAAATCGCTCTAAGGCTTCGTGTTTATCTAACTCGGATTCTTCGTCTGCTACTCCCCTTACTTCGTCTAAAGATAAAAACTGAACACTACCAGTTTTGTTTATTTCAAATGCTCTATTTCTCAGCATCATCCACATCAAAGCTATGTTTGGTTTTCCGTCTTTGAGTATCTTCTCCTCGTAGTTGTACTTGACAATTCTGAGGTAAACATCTTGCACGACATCTTCTGCGAGGTCTTGCTCTCCAAATGAACGGACAATCTTTACCCATTCTTTGTGATGGTCTGCTAATACTTTTAGTGCATCCATTTTGATTAAATTCTAAACAAATATAAGACTATATTTTAAACAAGCAAGTTGCGCACAAAAAAAAGCCACTGGTTAAAGTGGCTCTAAGTTGTTTAAGTAAATCTCTCTTGTGACGTATCTATCTATCTTGTGTAAGGTTGATAAGGTTACGTCTTTGCCCTGTAGGAAGTTATTTAACTGAAACTGGTGCATCTTGTGTCCTTTGGATTTTATCTCTTGGACTATTTGGTTTCGTGTTTTTACAAGCAATATCCTATTCAGTTGCTTTCGGAGTGTTTCATCGTCGATGTACATATCAGAAAGGTAGCCCATCGTTATCGTTATCAATTACAGGTGTGCTTTGCGGAGCTACATACGGCTCACTAAATGAAGCGGAGAAAAAACTTCCGTTCTTACCTTGCCTAACCCAAAGAGCGACTTCCATCTCTTTGCCGTTTACGTTTACCTTGCCTCGATAGTCAGGGTGTTTCTCATTCGTCTTTTTGTCGTTCTTAAAGATTGCTCCCGTGTTTGTTTTGTTTTCCATTATAGATTAAAAATTAAATTGATTACTAAAATAATTGATACTACCGATATGAGTATCATTGTAGCGATTGCTGCGAGGTATTCTTTGTCTTTCATCTTATTTTTTGTTATAGGTTTCGTTGTAGTAATCTTCTGAATGGTCTACATATGGTCTATTCTCCTCAAATCCATTATTCCAAGCATTCATTATCTGCTCCTTCTCCATTTCTTTGGCTTGTTCAAGAGCATATGCAATTTCATAAAGCTGTGCTGTACTTGGATTTAGCCCACCAAATATTTTAATATATTCTGAATGTAAAAAATCTACTGCTGTCATCTTATTCTTATTTATTTAGTTCGTGTTTTTTTAGCCATTCTTCTACATCTTCAACATCATCTCCAATGCAAACGGAATACACTAATGATTTTAAAAGCTCAATCGTCTGCTCTTTCTCC